CATTACCCTGGCGCGTCAGGCTGGGAACAATGTTTCCCCATCTTCCGGCAAGGACTACTACGATCTGACCCTCGGAGAGGGCGGTGTATTCTCTAAAGTTGAGGATGATGGCTATGCGGTAACCGGAGCAATCGCCCCGATGACGTTCAAGTCCAAGCTGAGAGGACTGCGTGATTCAAACAAGCAGCCGATTTTCACACATAATATGCAGGATTCCAGCAAGTATGCGCTGGATGGCGTACCGATCCAGTTCATGCCGGATATCGCACAGCTGGTTGTCGGCGATTTCTCCAAGGCTGTTTACGCGATTCGCCAGGATATTACCGTAAAACTGCTGACAGAGGGCGTTATCCAGGATCCGAATACGAAGGATATCGTTTATAACCTGGCACAGCAGGATATGATTGCGCTTCGTGTAGTATTCCGCATGGGCTGGGCGCTCCCGAATCCGGCAACCCGCCTCAATGAGGATCGTACCGGCTGCACATTTGCTTATCTGGAGCCGGGCACTCCGGCTGTTACCCAGAAGGTAACCTTTACGGTAACGGATGGCAAAGAGTCCAGCCCGACGGCCTATGAGGATGTCCGTATCAACGTAGATGGTGCGATCCTTAAGACGGATTCGGCTGGTAAAGCGGAGTTTAACCTGAGAAAAGGCACCTATGCGGCAAAGATCACGAAGAAAGGCTTTGTTCCGGTAACGGAGACGTTCACGGTTGACGCTTCTGCCGTAAACAAGGCGATCACTCTGGTAGCGCAGGCCTAGTAAGGAGCTGATGCAATGGCTTATGCAACGCGGGACTATTACATTTCTGGTTATCTGCAGGGGCGTTCCCCTGCGGTGCCGGATACAGACTTCCCGTTTTGGGAAAAGCAGGCGGAGCGGATCGTAGACAGCTATACATTCGACCGAATTAAGGCGAATGACAGCCTTTTGACGGATGATGTGAAAGATTGCACCTGTGAGCTGACAGAACTGCTCTATCGGGCGGACAAGGCTTCACAGAGCACATCTGATTTTGGCGGTCCGTTGACATCGTATTCCAACGACGGAGAATCCGGCACGATTGACCTGTCACGGTCGATTTACACCGAAGAGGGGAAACGGAAAAAGTGCCGGGAGATCATCTGCCGGTATCTGGGAAATACACCACTGCTTTATCGGGGGGTGTGAGAATGAACCCGAATTACAATCAGATAATTACAGTCTTCCGGAAGGTTGGAACGGCGTGGAGCAAGAGTGTGTTCGAGCAATGTTTTTGGAAGTCTGGGATCACCGTGGTTCAGAATGATACTGAAGCATCGCAGACGAACACCTACACAGTACGTATTCCCCTGGAAGCGGCCGGAAGCGATTTTTCGGCGTCTCCGGGGGATGTAGTAGTGTTAGGCGAATGTGCGGACGAGATCACTGGAAAAAGCCCTAACACGGCGGCGGAAGTCTTGCGCCGGAATAAGCCGAATGCGTTTCTTGTCAGCGCATATTCAGACAACACCGCCTATCGGATGGCGAAGCACTACAGACTGGGGGGCTGATGATGGATGTCGAAATCAAATGGAATAAAACATCGGATCAGATTGCCAAAGAGAAAACAAGGGGCAATGATGGCCTTCTGTTTCTCGCCAACGAGGCAAAACGGCTGATGGATCCGTATGTTCCGGCTGACAGCCTGGCACTTGCCCAGAATGTCAGCGTCCATGTAGAGGGAGACACTGGTGTGATTGAGTATCAATCGCCATATGCTCATTACCAATACAAGGGCGTGGCATACGGTCCGAACTATCCATTGATGGACGGCGGCACTGTGATGGGATATTATTCTCCGCCGCACAAGTCCTCCACCGGAAAGAAGCTGAAATACAGCCATTTCCGCCACCCGCAGGCCACATCCGAATGGGATAAGGCGATGATGAGGGCACGCAAGGGCGATCTGGTGCGGGCACTGGAAAACTATCTCGGAGGTAAGTGACATGACAAAGCATGATGCAGTGACGGCGTTCTTCCAATCAAAAGCCGAGGAGCTGGCGGGTCAGTACCTGGAATTTAACTATTCGGATGATTACAGCGGCATTTCGCTGGTAACAAACTATTCGGACAAGCTGCTTAAAAAGTATCTTTGGGGGTCTGAAAAAGAATATGGTTTCTCGATTATAATTGTGCAGCCGTATTCGACCGATACGGACGATTTGAACCTCACGGCGATGAATTTCGCCCAGGCTTTCATGGATTGGCTGGAAGAGCAGAACAAAAAGCGGAACTATCCGGAATTTCCGAATAGTTGCCAGATAAAGAAGATGGAGACGCTCCAGAATATGCCAAATCTGGCGGGCGTCAATGTAAAGGAAGGAATGGCGCGGTACATGGTACAGTGCCGGATTGTCTATTTTGAGAAAGGAGACAAGCGATGAAAATCAGTGAATTAATGGCAGGCGTTACACCAAACGTATCTTATGAAGGCTGGGTAACGGCAGATGACTGGGTACTGGCGATTGATACCAGGCCGTCGGCAGAAGCAGCTACAGAAGTAAAAAATTATGAGGTTGTGCAGATGGGTGTCGAGGGTCTGGATGCGAATCTTAACCCGGTAACGTCAGAAAAAACCTATATCCGTGCCGGAAAATCTACCCAGAAGACTGGAACAGCAAGATCCTTTGCGGTATCCGGTGATCGTTATATTGGCGATCCGGCGCAGGATTTCATGCTGTCCCATGCGATGAAATATGCGAAAGGTAACGCAGCGGTAACGAATTATGTGTACTTCTGTATGCTCAATGGTAAAGGTGAGAAAGGTCAGGTGTCCGTAATCGTCAATTCAGAGGGTGGCGGCAATGCGGGAGAATCATCGTCTATCGATATCAACCTGCAGAAGATTGGATCAGAACCGGAAGAGTATACGTATTCGGCAGAATAGGAGGATGAAAGATGCAGATCAGAGGTAGAGAAGTAGATTTTAGGATTACCCGTTTAAAGGATGCGGCGACAATGGAAAAAGCCCTTGACCACATGGCTGAAAGCGAGAAGAAAATCAACCGCAAGGGGAAACTCACAGAAGTCCTGTCAGCCACTATCGAAATGTTCCGCAATTTTGTGAAAGAAGTTACCGGAGAGGATGTCCTCGAAGACTGCGACGATGTGGAAGAAGCAAAAAGTGTCTACATCGAGATGCTTTGCGAGATTGCAAAGCAGAAAGAAGAGGCGCTCGGCTTTTCGATGGATAAAATCAAATGATGAAATGGTCTGTAACTTTTGACAGGCTTCCCAGTAAGGCAACCATTGGTGGAGTGGTGTATGATGTGGCCTTTGGTTATCGGACGATGATGGCAGCAGAAATAGAAATGTTCCGGCAGGATATTAGCGATGAACAGAAGATGCTTAATGCGCTGAATCTGTTCTACGTTCGAAATATCCCGCCGGATCTGGATGCTGCGGTAGATTATATGCTGTGGTTCCATCGAGGCGGAGAACCAGCGCGGAAAGGTGGCGGTTCCAAACGTCGGACGGCGCGGCGGGGATATTGCTTTTTAAAGGATGCCCCGCTGATTTATGCGGCATTCCGGCAGCAGTACGGCATCAATCTCAGGCAGACGCCGAACGACTCCCTGCATTGGTGGGAGTTCCTGGCGATGTTTGAGGCACTGGACGAAAACACCCGGATGGCGAAGGTCATGTACTGGCGGACCTGTGATACCAAAGGAATGGGAAAAGAGCAAAAAGCGTATATCAAGCAGATGCGGACACTTTATTCCCTGGAAGAGCCGCAGGCAACGATGGATAGCCGGTTGAGACTGGCAAAGCGTAACGCAGATATGCGGGCGTATGTGAAAAGAAGGATGGAAGAATGCCGAAACGGGTAAAGTGCCCTTATTGCGGCTACTCCATGCTTATTTTTTTTACCGAAAAATCAGAGTGTCATGGAGTAACCGTCCCATGTAAAGGGCGGAATTGTGGAAAAGAATTTGAAATTAAGATAAAGAATGGAGAGCAAATCAAGTAGAGCCATTATGAGCCGATGATTTCTCTCACTGAAAAGTGAGGTGGAATAAATGGCTTATGATGGAACTGTAAAGATTGGCACAGAGCTGGACGGCAGCGGGATAAAAAAAGGCATCGAAGACATTAATGGAACGGCAAAGTCTGGATTTTCGAAGTTTAGTGAAATCGGAAAAAATGCGTTGTCTGTTTTTGCCGGAAATATGCTGACAGAAGTGGTCTCCCAGGCGAAGAATGCTGCGGGAGCTGTCCTGAACATCGGCATGAATTTCGAATCCGGAATGTCGAAAGTGCAGGCTATTTCCGGCGCATCCGGCGAAGACCTGGCAGCCCTGACGGATAAAGCTAAGGAGATGGGCGCAAAGACGAAGTTCAGCGCTACCGAGTCCGCCGAAGCGATGCAGTACATGGCAATGGCTGGATGGAAAACCGGCGATATGCTGAACGGCATCGAGGGTATCATGAACCTTGCTGCAGCATCCGGCGAGGACTTGGCAACCACATCTGATATCGTTACTGACGCACTTACCGCGTTCGGCTTGTCGGCACAGGACTCCACGCATTTTGCGGATGTCCTGGCACAGGCATCCTCCAATGCAAACACCAACGTCGGCATGATGGGCGAGACGTTCAAGTACGTGGCGCCAGTCGCCGGCGCAATGGGATATTCGGCGGAGGATGTTGCAACGGCGGTCGGACTGATGGCAAATTCCGGAATCAAAGCGAGCCAGGCAGGTACATCCCTGCGAACCATTCTGACACGTATGGCAAAGCCAACCAAGGAAGTCCAGACGGCAATGGATCAGCTCGGTGTATCTGTCATAGACAGTGATGGAAACATGAAGTCGCTCCACGAGATTATGGACGACCTAAGATCTGGCTTTAGTGGATTGTCTGAGGCCGAGAAGGTCAATATGGCGGCTACGCTTGGCGAAACAGATGGAATGTCTGGTCTTCTGGCGATTGTCAACGCATCGGACGGGGATTATCAAAAACTGACAGATTCTATCAATAACTGTAGCGGTGCTGCCGCTAATATGGCAGAAACCATGCAGAATAATCTGGGCGGTCAGCTTACAATCCTAGGCTCAACAGCAGAAAGCCTTGCATTGGAGATTTATGAGTCTGTCAAAGGTCCGCTGACGGATATGACAAAGCTTGGCATTGATGCAGTATCAAACCTGACAGAAGGCTTCAAAACAGGCGGCGTCATGGGAATGATCGACGCTGCCGGTCAGATGGCGAGTGCATTTGCTGAGAATCTTCCATCGATTATCGAACAGGGGCTTCCGCTGGTAGAGGGCTTTACCGAAAACTTACGTTCCAACGCCGGAAAACTGGTTGATGGCGGCATTGATTTGATATTAAAGCTGGCACAGGGGCTGATGGACGGGTTGCCCGCGATGCTTCAGTATGTTCCGCAGATCATCATAAACATTGCCGGAATCATCAATGACAACGCACCAAAGCTGTTAATGGCCGGTGTACAGTTGATAGTGGTTCTTGGAAAAGGACTGATTCAGGCAATTCCGGATCTTATTGCAGCCTTGCCGCAAATTATCCAGGCGATCGTAAGTACCTTGCAGGCATTTAACTGGGTTAATTCTGGAATATATATTATTACGTTGCTGAGAAATGGCATTATATCAATGGTAGGTGCGATTGCCTCAGCTGCCGTAGAGATAGTTAAAGCAATTGTTGGAGCAATACAGAGTTTACCGCAAAAGCTTCTTGAAATTGCCAAAAAGGCAGGTGAAGGAATTTCAAGTGGCCTAAAAGGGATGCTCGGAGCGATTAAAGGAGCGGCTACCAGCATCCTGAGTGGCATTGTGAGTGCTCTCACATCGCTGCCGTCCAAACTCTTAGGTCTCGCGAAAAATGGCGCTCAGAGCATCGTCAAGGGATTCACAGGGCAGTCGTGGGGCAATATCGGAAAGAATATCATCACAGGCATTACAGCCGGAATCACGGGTTCGGTTGGAAAGCTGGCAGAGGCGGCGAAGAATGCAGCGAAGAAAGCGTTTGACGCGGCAAAGGATTTCCTTGGTATTCATTCCCCATCGAAGCTGATGCGGGACGTTATCGGTAAGAACATGATCGCCGGATTTGAGAGCGGCATCGTGGCAGAAACACCAAATCTGGAAAAAACGTCGGCTGGCTCTGCTCAGAGGGCGGTGGAGAGTATGCAGGGAATTGCATTACAGAGATCCGGAACTGTGGTAGCAGGGAATCAGGTACCGCCGGCACCAACGCCGGGCGGCGGACAAGGAAGCACAGTGGTTGTCCTCGAAAAAGGCAGCATAACCGGAGATGTGACAATGGATGGAGAAAAAGTAGGCACACTTGTAGCGCCTACAGTGGATACCGAGATTGAACGAGCGCGGAAGGAGAGTGAACGATGATTTATCCAGATGTGCAGATGGCAGATATAAAAACCTTTACAGACTGGGGGCTGAAATTGGAATCGATAAATATTTCCTTCCCCGAAGCTAAGACGGATCAGGTAGATATTCCAGGAGCGAACGGGCTCCTGGATCTGTCTGAGGTAAACGGTCGGATTTGTTATAAAAACCGAACGCTGACCTTGAATTTTTCCCTGTTTGACGATTACACGGAATGGCATGATTTAAGCAGTAAAATCGCCAAGACGTTGCACGGAAAGGTTATCAAGTGCGTTCTGCCAGACGATCCGAACTATTACTATGAGGGGCGTTTTTCATTGCAGACGACAAAAAGCAATGATGTGCTGGCGGATTTTGTGATTACTGGCGATGTGCAGCCATTTAAAATGGAACGGTACACAGCGGCGGAAAATTGGCTGTGGGATCCGTTTTCATTCGAGAACGGCATAGTCAGAGGATATAGTGGCATATCAATCTCCGGTTCCCTGTCGGTTGATGTGACCGGATCTGATATGCCGATAGTTCCGGAGATCACCTGCAGTGCGGCCATGACGGTAGAGGTAGGCGGTAAGACGTTTGAGCTGACAGAAGGAGTCAATAAAAACTATGACATCATCCTGGGATCTGGAACAAACGTTATGAAATTTACTGGCACCGGCACCGTGTCGATTGATTTCAGAGGAGGTGTGCTGTAGATGTATAAAGTTACAGTGGTTACGGATGGAAAGGAATATCCGCTTTTGAACAAGGTTCTCCGGCTGGAGAATCCAACGCTGAAAGAATATGCCGGCAACTCTCCGGGGTATCTTAAATTTAAGATTACGCCGAAGCATCCGTATTATGACAAGATTCTGCCACTGTCTTCCGAATTATTTGTTTATGAGGACGGAATGGAGATCTTCCGAGGGCGGAGCATGACGACCGAAGAAGAGTTTAACCGGACACATCAAATTACTTGCGAATCGGATCTCGCATACCTATGCGACAGCATCATCCGGCCATTTGAGTTCCAGGGCAGTATTGTGGAGTTTATGACTCAGGTGTTGAAGGTTCACAATGAACAGGTAGAGGCACGTAAACAGTATCTTCTGGGGCGCGTCAATGTGGTAGATAGTAACAACTACATTAACCGTAGCAACTCTGATTATTCGTGCTCTCTGGACTGCCTGCGGGATAAGCTGGTAAAGACCCACGGCGGATATCTCAGGACCCGGTGCGAAGCTGGAAAGCGCTATCTGGACTATCTGACGGATGGCGGCGGGACAAACGATCAGGTTATCCGGTACGGCGTCAATCTGGCAGATTACAGCAAGACGCAGGATGCCACGGAGCTTTTTACTGCGCTGATTCCGACCGGCGCAGACCTGGAAGATACCTCCTCCAGCGGAGAGAGTACCACCAAAACAGTCGATATTACATCCGTGAATGGCGGCAAAGATTTTATTTACGATGAGGATGCGGTGCAGCGGTACGGCTGGATCTTCCGTCAGCACAAATGGGAGGATGTCACACTGCCGGAAAACCTCATCAAAAAGGCGCGGGCGTATCTGGAGCAGTCCATCTATTTGAGTGATGTTTTAAAGCTGACGGCGGTGGATCTGGCGAACGTGAATGTCGATATCAAGCGTTTGAAAACTGGGTACTGGACAAAGGTTATATCCCGTCCTCACGGTGTGGATGTTATGTATATCCTGGAAGAACGTACGCGAAACCTGCAGGAGCCAGGAAAAGACACAGTTTCTCTGGGCGGCACGATTGCTACGTTATCTGGCAGCATGGCGAAATCCCAAAAGGAATTATCTGCGAAAGTGGAGCAGGTGGGACAGGCGGCGACAAAAGGCATCGACCAGAAGATTAATAATGCAACGCAGCTCATCAGCGGTGGGCTCGGCGGTTATGTGGTAATTGGACGCTCAGAGAACGGTCAGCCAGAGGAAATTCTAATTTTGGACGCGCCGACGAAAGCCAATGCCAAGAACGTGATCCGGCTCAATAAGAACGGCATTGGATTTTCCACCAGCGGATACAATGGAGTATATCGGAATGCCTGGACCATCGACGGAAATCTGATTGCGGATTTTATTACATCTGGAACAATGTATGCGGACCGGATTAAGGGCGGGACGCTGACTCTTGGAGGCAAGGACGATGCGAATGGTATTATGAATGTACTTGATTCAACTGGCGAAACTGTTTGTCTCCTTGATAATCAAAGCCTTAAGGTGTTCGGAAATATGGTAACGACTGATTTTAACATAGCTTATGATGCGATTGATAGATGGACTGCAATTCGAGTTATGGATAATAAGAAAGATTACAGCGTACAGATTACAGAGATATCAATGTATGCATTTGAAGGGCTCGGGGAAGATTTAAATGGAAACTATAGTGAGCAGGATCCCACTGAATTTTATATTTCTGAGAACGGCGAAACAGCTGCCCATGTTAACTCAGACGAAATATATACAAAAGGCGATGGTACCTTTGGAGGTGATTTAAATGTTACTGGAAAGAAACACAGAACAGTACAAACCCCTGATTACGGAAACATCAGCCTATCTGCTTATGAGATGGCTTCTCCAATGTTTGGTGATATTGGAAGTGGTCAGATTGGAGACGATGGTTTGTGCTACATTTGGATCGATCCGGTGTTTGTGCAAACCATCTTCGGAGAATACCAGGTGTTCGTTCAAGGTTATTCAGATGCTCCGTTTTATGTCACGGAAAGGGCTTCTGATTATTTTGTGGTTAAAGGTCCGGCTGGAGGTTTGTTTGGTTGGGAGATTAAAGCAAAACAGGCAGGGCTTGAGCAGGAGCGAATGGACGCATTTCACCGGAGAGAAAAGAAAGAAAAAGAGACATATGGTAAAGATGGTGCAAGATACTATCAGGAATACATGGAGGGATTGACGAAATGAAAAAAGTAACAGCAATTACAATTTTTGATACGGCAGTTGGGACAAGAGCAAGCATCGTTTACAGCGAGATCAATGATGATGGCGTGATTGTAAAGGACAATATCCGTTTGGATCGCATCATCGTGGATAAGGCAGTCCTTAAGAGTGTGGCTGCGGTAACATCCTACGCACAGGAGCTTGTAGATGGATTGGAGGGCTAAAGATGGCGGTTAATAACATTGATTTAAGCGGAGAGATTAAAGCCTGGAAAGATGCGGCTTACGGCAAGGATGTCAGGGCGGCAAATGTGGC